AACATTATGGTTTAACTGATGAACAAATGAAGGGTATGGATGTTCATCATATTGATGGTGACAGAAATAATAATCATCCAAGCAATTTGAAATTATTGTCACCAAAAGAACACGCACTAATACATAAAAATGATTTTGTATTATGGGCAAGAAAAGGTTCAAAATTAGGTAATGAAGCATTCATTAAAAGATTGCGTGAAATTGGACCGACAGAAAAAGAATTGGCTCACAGAAAAAAATTATCCGAAATCAGTAAAAAAGGATTACATAATGTTCCTCACAAAGAAGCAACCAAAAAAATCATAAGTGAACAAAAGAAAAAATTATTTCAAGATAAAACAAAACACCCATTATGGGGAAAAACAAAATATAAAGTAATTTCACCTACCGGCGAACAATTCATTATTGAAGGTGGTTGGAAAGACTGGTGTTTTGATAGAGGATTAAATCCTTCCAACTTAATTAAGGTTGCAAAGGGTGAAAGAAAACACTGTAAAGGATGGAAGGCAATAATATTAAATGACTGATACATTATTGATAACAAAAGTTGATGAAGCTTTTGTTAAAGTTGAATGTGAAAAACATATAGCACAAGAACTATCCAACTATTTTTGTTTTTTTGTTCCTGGATATCAATTTACTCCGGCTTATAAAAATAGAATTTGGGATGGAAAGATACGTATGCTGGATTTAAGAACCAGTAAGATGTATCATGGTCTTGTTCCTTATATTGAAAAGTTTTGTGAAGAAAGAAATTATAAAATCTTTGTTGAACCGAAGATAAGTCTTACAGAGAACTTTTCAATTAAAGAAGCTAAAGAGTTTGTTTCTACCTTAAATGTTCCTTTTGAACCACACGATTATCAGTTGAGTTCATTCGTTCATGCAATTCGTAACAAACGAATTCTATTACTTTCTCCTACCGCATCAGGTAAATCATTCATACAATACCTTATTCTACGTAAGATACAAGATTCCGATTTTAAAAAAGGATTACTAATTGTTCCCACAACATCATTGGTTGAACAAATGTATTCTGATTTTGAATCTTATGGGTATGATTCTGAACAATATTGCCACAGACAATATGCAGGTAAAGATAAATTCTCTAATAAGTTTTTAACTATCACAACTTGGCAATCTATCTACAAAAATCCACCAGAATATTTTGAACAGTTCGACTTTGTTCTTGGTGATGAGGCACATCAGTTCAAGGCCAAATCATTAACTACTATTATGACTGGTTTAAATCGTGCATCTTACCGAATTGGTTGCACAGGCACATTAGATGGTACTCAGACACACCGATTAGTATTAGAAGGTTTATTTGGTCCAGTTTATAAGGCAGTAACAACAAAAGAGTTGATTGATAATGACCATCTTGCCGCTTTTAAAATTAAATGTTTAGTATTAAAATATGATGAGGCAATCTGTAAACAAGCTAGAGATTGGGACTATCATACTGAAATGGACTACATAGTAGGAAATGCATCAAGAAACCAATTCATTAAGAATCTTGCCTTGTCATTAAAAGGCAACTCCCTTGTATTATTCCAGTTCGTAGAAAAACATGGAAAAATATTATATCAACTAATCAACGAAGAAAAGAAGAAACGGAAAGTATTCTTTGTATTCGGAGGAACAGATGTTGAAGTTCGTGAATCAATACGTGCCATTACTGAAAAAGAAAATGACGCTATTATTATTGCATCGTATGGTACCTTTTCTACTGGTATTAACATTCGCAATTTGCATAATGTGGTATTTGCAAGCCCTAGTAAAAGTCGTGTTCGCAATCTACAATCCATAGGCCGTGGATTACGTAAAGGTGATAACAAAGAAGAGGCAGTATTATATGATATTGCAGATGACTTTAGAGTAGGCAAATTTACCAACTACACCTTGAAACATTTTGTTGAACGTGTTAAAATATATGACGATGAAAAGTTTGAATATAAATTCTATAACATAGAGCTCAAAAATGGATAATATAAAAATAATTAGATTACAGAGTGGTGAAGATATCATAGCAGCTTACCGAGAAGAAAACGGAGAAGGTACAGTTCTTCTAGCTAATCCAATGACTTTATTATTTAAAAGACTTCCAACAGGCAAAGCAATCATGTTAATGTCACCTTGGTTGCCTGTAGAATTAATTGAAAGTAATGCCACATGGGTATACACAGATGATATTTTATCTGTTATGCAACCTAAGGCAAATCTAATTGATTATTACAACAAGTCAATTAAAGATTTAGAAATTGAAATGTTGGCTTCAAGTAACGATGTCGACCAAGCACTGTCATCTTACGATGACCTTCCAGAATATGAGGGTGATGAGTTGGATGTAGAAGAAGAAATCAACGAAGAAGAATTAATGGAAGAACTTAACCAATTAAGACAAGATGTTAAGAAGAGGTTGTTACATTAATTAGGTATTGGATAACTTATATTCAAACCCAACACCGAGAGAATAACACTTGTCAAGCACCAAATGAGGCAAAGGTGCTAATAGATTGTAAATATATTTGCCATTAGTATTTTGATGTTATATAATGATTACATAACTTGGAACATATTATGAGTAAAAAAACTAAACACTATATTAATAACGCAGACTTCTTAAAGGCCTTGATAGACTATCGTGCTGCCTGTGATGAAGCTAAACGAAACGATAAACAAGACCCAATAGTACCCAATTATATTGGTGAATGTTTCATCAAGATTGCGGAACACCTATCCCGCAAACCAAACTTTGTATCTTACTCTTTCCGAGATGAGATGATTGCGGATGGTATTGAAAACTGTATCATGTATTTCCGTAATTTCAATCCAGACAAATCAACAAATCCATTTGCCTACTTCACTCAAATTATTTACTTTGCCTTTCTACGAAGAATTACAAGAGAGAAGAAACAACTTTATGTAAAATACAAAGCTACTGAACAGTTCGGTATTTTAGATGAAGGTGAAATGTATGAAGATTCTGAAGGCAATATGCAACAGTTCGTTATGTATGATAATATTGCAGAGTTCATTCATACCTTTGAAGAAAACAAAAAGGCAAAGAAGAAAACAAAAACAAAAGGCCTTGAAAACTTCATTGAGGCAGAGTTGCCAATAGACGTAGAACAAGTGCCTGAAATTCCACCCGAATTGTAGTATAATTAATAGATTATGAAAATAGCTATCATTTCAGATACCCACGCAGGTGCTCGAGGAGACAATCCTTTATTTAATGAATACTTCTTTAAGTTTTGGGAAGGCACATTCTTTCCTTATTTGGAACAGAATAACATTACTCATATTTGCCATCTTGGTGATGTGGTTGACCGTAGAAAGTTTATCAACTTTGTTACATTAAATTCTTGGCGTAAACGATTCTTTGATGTATTGGCTCAGAGAAATATCTCGATGGATGTTATTGTTGGTAACCATGATGTTACTTACAAGAATACCAATGAGATTAATGCTATGCAAGAATTGTTTGACCATTATGATAACATTAATGTTTACACAGAACCTTTAACAAAAGAATATGAAGGTTGTAAAGTTGCATTGACACCTTGGATTAATTCAGGTAATTATGAACAATCATTAGAGTTTCTAAAGACTACTGAAGCACAGATTTGTTTTGGCCATTTTGAGATTGCAGGCTTTGAAATGGACAGAGGCAATATCTGCCACACAGGTATGAATAAACAAACCTTTGATAGGTTTGATTTGGTTCTATCTGGACATTTTCATCACAAATCTACACATGATAATATCTATTACCTTGGTAATCAATATGAAATTACTTGGGCAGATTATGGTGATGAACGTGGTTTCCATGTGTTCGATACTGAAACTAGAGAACTAACATTTGTTCCTAATCCATTTAAGATGTTCCATAAAATATCTTATGATGATGGTGTAACTGATTTTGAATATTGGAAAGGTGTTGACTTCGAACAATACCGTGACACATATGTTAAGATTGTTGTAGTCAATAAACAAAACCCATATTTGTTTGATAATGTCTTAGATAGATTATATAAAGCTGGTGTTGCTGATATTGCCGTTGTTGAAGATTTTACGGATAATTCGGTAGACTTAGATGAAGAAATTGTAAATCAGGCAGAAGATACTATGACAATTCTAAACAAGTACATTGACGGCTTGACATTGAATGTTGAACCTGATAAACTGAAGAATATTATGAAAGAATTATATATTGAATCTTTAAATGTGGAAGTTAATGAATGATTGTATTCCGAAAGTTACGTTTTAAGAACTTCTTAAGCACTGGTAATTTCTTCACAGAAATACAATTTGATAAATCTCCTAACACACTAATTGTTGGTAGTAATGGTGCAGGTAAATCTACAATGCTTGATGCGTTGTGTTTTGCCTTATTCAACAAAGCATTCCGTAACATTACTAAACCACAACTAGTCAACTCAATCAACGAGAAAGAATGTGTTGTTGAGATTGAGTTTGATGCCCATAACAAATCATATAAGATTGTTCGTGGTATCAAACCTAATACATTTGAAATTTATTGTAATGGTGAATTGATTAATCAAGATGCGGCTATTCGTGATTATCAAGAGTATCTTGAAAAGTTTATTCTTAAATTAAACTACAAATCATTCACACAGATTGTTATTCTTGGTTCGGCATCATTTGTTCCTTTCATGCAACTATCAGCAACTGACCGAAGAGCCATCATTGAGGACTTACTCGATATCGGCATCTTTTCTACGATGAATGGTTTGTTGAAAGACAAAGTTGCGATGAACAAAGAAGAATTAACTGCCAACAAATATGATATTGAAATCTCAACACAGAAATTTGAGATGCAAGAAAAACATATTCAACAGGTGAAACAAAATAATGATGATAAGGTAAAAGAATATGAGGCCGAGATATTATCAAATAACGATACCGTGCAGTCCCTTCATGGAAAGATTGGGACAATCCAGGAAGAAATTGATATTCTTCAAGGACAGATATCGTCTAAAACTCAACTGGAAGCGAAACTCAAAGAAATATCTAAGATTGAATCAAAGGTTGAAACAAACTTATCCAAATTTCGTAAAGATATCGGTTTCTTTGAACAGAATGACCATTGTCCAACGTGTAGGCAAACCATTACCATGGAAGTTAAGGAGAAAGAACTTGAAACTTTACAAGGGAAGGTTACAGAGTGCGAACATGGTCTATCGCAAATAGAATCTAAATTAGTAGAAGAACAAAACAAATTAAATGCCATGATTGAAGTACAGAAACAAATTCAGTCATTGAACATTCAAGTGGCTCAGAATAATACCACAATCAATGAAACTAACAAGTATATTGGTAAGTTACAGAAACAAATTGAGGCATTACAGAATACACAACATAATTTAGAAGATGCTACTGAAAAGTTAAATCAGATTAAAGAACTTGTTGCCTTGAATGAGAGTAAACGTAAAGAGTTGATTGATGAGAAAACTTATTATGATGCAGCTTCAATTCTATTAAAAGACACTGGTATCAAAACTAAGATTGTCAGACAGTATTTGCCTGTTATCAATAAACTGGTAAACAAATATTTGGCAAGTATGGATTTCTTTGTCAACTTTAATTTAGACGAATCATTCAAAGAAACAATTAAATCAAGGCATCGTGATGAGTTTAGTTATGCCTCATTCAGTGAGGGTGAGAAACAAAGAATTGATATGGCTTTGATGTTGACTTGGCGTGCTGTTGCTAAGTTGAAGAATAGTGCCAACACAAATCTATTAATTTTAGATGAAGTGTTTGATAGTAGTTTAGATGCAAACGGTACAGAATATCTGATGAACCTATTGCACCTATTAGAGGATGTAAACTTATTTGTTATCTCCCACAAAGGAGATATTCTACAAGATAAGTTTAGGTCTATTATTAAATTCGAGAAGGTCAACAATTTCAGTAGGATTGCAAAATGAGTAATGAATTAATTATTGATACAGGTAGTAATGTAGTAAAAGAAAATCGGACAGAACCATTAACTGTTTTTAATGAAAAACATCCTATGTTGTCGGCTGTAATGCCGGAATGTGATGTATCTTCTTTACCTAATTCACGTATGAATGAATTGGTGTCAAGATTAAAGATGACCATGAAGTTATATTCTGGTGTTGGATTATCAGCTAATCAATGTGCCGTGCAAGAAAGAGTATTTGTTATCGGCACAGACCAATTTCAAATGGTTTGTATTAATCCTAAAATCATTAAGAAGTCGGCAGAAGAAACGAAACGTAAAGAAGGTTGCCTCTCTAGTCCAGGTTTATTTGTTACAATACCAAGAAGTAACTCAATAGATGTTGAATATTATACCGAGCAAGGTGAGTTAAAACAATTGACACTTGATGGTGTAACAGCTCAATGCTTTCAACATGAACTTGACCACTTGAATGGTGTCACATTTACCTCTAAAGCTGGTCCTGTTGCGTTACAATTAGCGAAGAAGAAACAACAGAAATTGATTAATAAAGTAAAGAAACTATACAAATAATGGCATACGCATTTGACCCTAAAGATGATGTAGAAGCACAATGGCAGAAGTGGCAGGAGGCCAACCCACCATAAACATATTTAAATATTGATGAGGGTGATTTGCGTGAAACAGTTATCAAAGATTTAACTTATGTTTCTAAAATGGATGTGAAAGAATATACACTCTACCAAAAGTGGTGTGAGATTCAACAGAAATA